ACCCTATACGCTCTAATCCACACATTCCCCCACTTCCCTTTCCCGACACGAACGTTCGCACATTTCCTTTTCCCACCCCCGGGGGTATATGTCATTGAAATAGTGGACACGAACGTATGTTCGCACTATCATTGAGCCTCGTCTTGGAGGCAAGCATGACAGTTCCGGTGGATGTTCGGTTTCCCATTTGCGATGTGTGCAACCGTCAGGTGCAGACCATTGAATGGTGGGATGACTACGCCCAGAATGTTCGTCACTTCAAGGTCGCCTGTCACGGGGAGACCGAGACCGCTGTCCTACCGGGGTACATGATTGAGGATTCCCTGTCGATCACGATGGGCAGGGCGTTTGTAAAGGAGCGGCTGGATGTTCAAAATGCCCGAAAAATTTCGGATACACCTTGATGGCTACCCACCGGGGGATGAGACCTGTGGGGCGTTTATCGTCACCCTGAAGCACAACCAGATGGTCCGGGTCATTGCTTCGGCAGGGGGTGGCTGGGAACACGTCAGTGTCAGCAGAAAGGACCGAGTCCCGACTTGGGACGAGATGTGTCAGGTCAAAGACTTGTTTTGGGACGATCAGGACTGTGTGGTCCAGTTCCACCCGCCCAAGGCAGAGTATGTGAACAACCACCCGAACTGTCTGCACCTGTGGCGACCAATCGGCTGGGACATTCGGACTCCCCATAGGGTGATGGTATGAGCAGCGCCTACTGGACATACCTGATCTACATCGTCCTCTGGGAGGGGCTGATCTTCGGGGGAGCCGGGTATGCCGTGTTCGTGCTTGATCACAGCGGCTGGTGGATGCTGGCAGCAGCCTTCCTTGGAGGCATGGCTTACCCACCGAGGAAGTGGATTCATGGAGCAGAGAAATGACCGATGACATGAAGACCGATGCCGAGAAGGTCATGAAGCGTTGCCAGATTGGAACCACGAACTATGAGGCGGCGAACAACCTCCACGCCGAGTGCTACGGGACCATCGGCAGACTGCTGGCTGAAGTGGAGCGGCTTAAAAATCGCCCGTGGGTCGGCCTGACCAAAGAAGAGGCCAAGGAAATCTCACTGGCAAACCGCCCGTATGTGGTGGACATGATCGCCGCGCTGGAGGCAAGACTAAAGGAGAAGAACACATGATCGATGCCAACAAACTGCAATACTTCACGATGGCGGCATGGCTGCGCGGCTACGCCTCCGGTTTAAACGAGTACGAACACAAGACGCTGGTCTTCAAACTCAACAAGGCCGCTGATATGTTGGACTACGTCTGGGGTAAGTACGTCGAGGAAGAGGGTCTGCCTCATGCAAACCAGCAAGATTCTTGACTGCGCCAAGGAGGCTGGGGCGCTGGAGGAGTACCGCCACTTGGCTGGCAAGAACTACTGGCTCTTCACCTGCCCGGAGGACTTGAAAGCCTTTGCCGACTTGGTCACCGCAGCCGACCGGCAAGCACTGCTGGACACCCTTGAAGCACTGACCGGCAACGAGGAAGACCGACACCCGATGTTCTCGGAGGGGTACGATCTTGCCCTGTGGCACATCGAACAATTTGTAAGGGCGAGAAGTGAACAACAACAAGGTAATTGATCTGCCCGCCAGCACCAACTACAGCGCCGAGCAAGCATTGAACTCCGCGCTGAAGGCAGACCTGACTGACGTGATGATCATTGGCTACGATCAGGACGGCGACCTTTTTGTGCGATCCTCTCGGATGACCCGGGCAGAGGGCTTGTTCATGGTCAAAAGGGCAGAAGACTGGACCATGAATGGAGGCAGAGACAATGACTAATTTTCAGTGGTACGAACTGGGCATCCTGCTCTCCGAGGTTGGGCTGGTCCTGATCGGGGCCGGTCTCATGATGGCAGTTCTCGCACTGGCGCTGTACGTCTACCTGAAATATGCGCAAGAGAAGTAAGTACCGCCCCAAACCAATCCTGCAAAACCCAATTGGCTACGTCTTGGAAGGCATGGAGCCGGTCCGCTCGCATGGCTCCCACGCCCTGAATCTGAAGATCAGAAACCATCTCGCCCTGTCCAATCTGACTCAGGGCAAAGCCACCCGGCAAGACATCGACACCTTGATCAGCATGGTCAACATTGTCGAAGCCCTGTACCGGCTGGGGTTCGGCAAGGAATACGCCGAGGAAGTCAAGAACGGTCTGGATGCCCTCCATGCGGTGGCAGTCCGGGGGAAAGACAGCAACCGCTTCATCCTGAAGGCAGATGAGATGAACGCCCTGAACGTCATCTGCGAGTTGCATGACGCGCAACTTGAGGTGATTACCGTCAAGGATTTGGACCAAGCCATCAATCTGGTCGAAAAAGAATACCGCGCCAAGAAGATGCGCCCTATCGTCCAGAAAGATGCAAAAAGCACATGACAAGCACGAACGTTCGCAGTATCATCGGTGGACCAACAAGTGAGGGCATGGCTCGGTAGCAGATTTGTGCGCCCTTGCCATCCAGAGTCCGAGGCATCCTAGGCAACGCCTTCGGCGCGGGTGAGTCCAGTGAAGAGTGTGGAAGTCGCGATCCACAGGAGGCGCTGGGTACACGAAAGTGGGCAGTAAACCGTGTCCTCACTTGTTGGCGGCTGTGCAACCAAGCACAAGGCGTTCACGGGCTAGTGGCGGGGCTACCGTTCGACTCGGTGACCCGGCGCTGTTGGGATGCCGCCAACAACCACAAAAACAAGTCTGAAGGAAACTGCAAATGGCTCAATCTCGTATCTACCTCGTGGGCACACCCAATGGTGTTCGCCTCGTTCGCGCCTCCGTGCGCCAGCAAGCCCTCTCTCACGCAGCCAATCAACTGCTGACCGTGCGCGTGGCGACTCAAGATGACATCGTCAACGCGATGGAGATGGGCATCAAGATCGAGAACTACAAAGCCCCCGAGCAACCTGACCTCGACCTTGAATGATCTTCGTTCGTGAGGACATCCTCTCCCCAGAGGAACTCCAGCCTTGTATCGACTGGCTGCACAAAGCGCCGTGGACGTATGGCTGGAAGTCCGACAAGGACATTTCTTTTGGGCACTGGAACGTAGACATCGGTCGCGGTGGAGTCAAAAACACCGTAGATGTCTCTTCCAGATTGCCCAAGCCTTTCCGCTACGTCTGGAAGAAACTCCTCGCCGAGTTTCCCGGGGCAACGCTCGTCCGTTGCTATGCCAACCAGCACACCTTCGGGACCGAAGGCTACATTCACACCGACACTGACCGGGCAGAAGACCAGACCTGCGTCATCTACATGAACCGGGAGTGGGACGCAAACTGGGGTGGAGAGACCTCGTTCTACAACCATGACCGCTCGGCAGTCCTTTTGAGCGTCATCCCCAAGATCGGCAGACTTGTGGTCTTCCCCGGAGCGATCCCGCACTGCGCCAAGCCCGTCAGTCGCATCTGCAACAAGGCGCGGCTGACCCTGATGTTCAAGTTTGCCATCGATCCCAAGGAAGCCTATACATCGGAAATCCTCCTCAAGGCATTTCTGCTCAACATCGGCGCACACCAGAAGCCCCATAAGGGCGGCAGTCTGGCTGACCACCTGCTTCGGGTCTTTCACCTCATGAAGTCGGTAGGAATCGGGGACATCCTCGCCGTGGCAGGGGGACTTCACTCCGTCTTCGGCACGAACGCCTACAAGGACGCTTGCCTCCCGTGGGAAAGCACCTTGGTCAAGGATTCATTCGGGGATGAGGTGGACAGGCTGGTGCGCTTGTTTGCGCGTTTAAACAGGCCGGATGACTTGAAGGATGGCTCGCCGCTGCCCGAGCAAGACCTTTTCCTGATGCGCTGCATTGAAACAGCCAACCTGTACGACCAAGGCGAACTCGACCGCCACCCCCACCTGCTCCAGTTCGCGCAGCAGTTCAAGTAACGTTTCCAAAAAAACACTTGCACGAACGCTTGTTCGTGTTTAAACTCCGCTTAATCGTTTAAACCGAGGAGCGGATGTGACTGAGCGCCAGCGAGCGGTTCTGGAATTTATCCAGACCTACATCAAAATGAAGGGATTCGCGCCTTCTATGCAGGACATCGCCTCGGGGATGGGACTGAAGTCGCGCTCAAATATCCACAGGATTATCCACAGCCTTGAGGAAAAGGGGCTGTTGGTCACCACTCCCCATAAGGTGCGCACCATGAAACTGCGCGACCGCTCCGTTGAGAAGATGCTGACTCTATGAGCGATCTACTCACCCGGGAAGAGGTCAAGCAATATCTGGCACTGCTCGATACGCTGCCAGAAGGCTCTCCCGAGATCGAGAAAATCAACACTCTGCTGCAAGCAGACAAGCGCGAACGCTGCCGACAGAACTTCATGCCCTTCGTGCGGCAGATGTGGTCGGCCTTTATCCCCGGAAAACACCACCAAATCATGGCAGATGCCTTTGAGCGGGTGGCTCGGGGCGAGTTAAAGCGCCTGATCATCAATATGCCACCCCGGCACACCAAGTCGGAGTTCGCCTCCTACCTATTTCCGGCGTGGTTTCTGGGTATGTTCCCCGAAAAGAAGATCATTCAGACCGCTCACACCGCTGAATTGGCGGTCGGTTTCGGTCGAAAGGTGCGAAATCTGGTCGGATCGCCCGATTACCAAGAGATTTTTCCCACCAAGATGTCGGCAGACTCGAAAGCCGCCGGTCGGTGGAACACTTCCAAGGGCGGCGACTACTTCGCCATCGGTGTTGGGGGTGCAGTGACCGGTAAAGGCGCGGATGTGCTGATCATTGACGACCCACATAGCGAACAAGAGGCCATGCAAGGCAATCCGGCAGTGTATGACCGGGTCTATGAGTGGTATTCCTCCGGCCCGCGCCAGCGTTTGCAGCCGGGAGGGGCGATTGTGATCGTCATGACCCGCTGGTCCAAACGCGATCTGACCGGGCAGATTCTCAATGCTGCCGCCAAGAAGGATTTAGAGGACTGGGAGGTCATCGAACTGCCCGCTTTGCTGCCTTCGGGTAAACCCCTATGGCAAGAATTCTGGCGGCAAGAGGAATTGGAAGCCATCAAGGCCGAACTGCCCGTGGGAAAGTGGGAAGCGCAGTACCAGCAGAACCCCACCTCCGAAGAAGGAGCCATCATCAAGCGGGAGATGTGGAAGATTTGGGAGGGAGAACGTCCTCCGCAGGTCGATTACATCATCCAGTCGTGGGATACGGCTTTCGAAAAGAGCAACAGGGCTGACTACTCGGCCTGTACCACATGGGGAGTGTTCTATCGCGATGTCGAAGGAAACGAAGTCGCCAACATCATTGTTCTGGATGCGTTTAAAGAGCGCATGGAGTTCCCCGAACTCAAAAGAACCGCCTTCGAATTCTGGAAAGAGTGGAACCCAGACACGCTCATTGTGGAGAAAAAGGCGGCTGGAGCGCCACTCATCTACGAAATGAGAAGGATGGGCATCCCCATCGCGGAGTACACACCGAGCAAAGGGTCAGATAAGATAGCCCGTGTAAACGCCGTGTCTGATCTTTTTGCGTCGGGCATGGTTTGGAGACCCGAAACGCGCTGGGCTGATGAATTGGTGGAGGAACTCGCCTCATTTCCTAACGGCGACCACGATGACTTGGTGGACTCAACGACCCAAGCATTGCTTCGCTTCAGGCAGGGTGGCTTTATCCAACTTGACTCAGACGAAGTTGAGGGTTCGTTTATGCCCCGCAAGGCGGCATATTACTGAGGACTGCTATGGAAAAATCACTGTATTCGCTTCCGACAGGCATTGAAGTCGAAGCACAAGCCGCACCAGAGGTCGAGATTGAAATCGAGATGGAGGGTGGCGACGAGCCTGCGGTAGAAATCGAGGTGACCTTGCCGTCCTTCGATGAAAACCTTGCCGAGAAAATGTCGGAGGGAGACCTTCAACTGATCGCCGAGGAACTTCTTCAATTCATTCAAGACGACATAACCTCCCGCAAAGACTGGGAGCGCACCTACAAGGAAGGTCTGGACCTGCTGGGTCTGCGCATCGATGAGCGCACCGAGCCTTGGGATGGAGCCTGTGGTGTCTACCACCCCATCCTGTCAGAGTCTGTCGTCAAGTTCCAGTCTGAAACCATCCTTGAGACCTTCCCCGCATCGGGGCCGGTCAAGACCAAGATCATTGGCAAGATCACCCGCGAGAAGGAAGAAGCCGCAGCGCGTGTGCAGGATGACATGAACTATGAACTCACTGAGGTCATGGTTGAGTACCGCAACGAACACGAGCGCCTTCTGTGGAACCTGCCGATCACGGGCAGCGCATTCAAGAAGGTCTACTTCGATCCCAGCATCAACCGTCAGGTCGCGATGTTTATACCGGCAGAGGACATCATCGTCCCCTACGGCGCATCGGACCTACAGTCTTCTCCTCGCGTCACGCACCGGATGCGCAAGACCGAGAACCAGATCAAGAAACTTCAAGTCGCTGGTTTTTATCGGGACATCGAACTGACCGAGCCGCAGCGCAACATCACTGAGATTCAGAAGAAGAAGGACGAAGAGGCGGGTGTCAACATCGTTGACGATGACCGCTATATGCTCTACGAAGTCCATGTGGACTACGACCTGCCGGGGTATGAAGACCCGGACGGTATCGCTCTTCCTTACGTCATCACAATTTCCTCAACCGGGGAAGTGCTGTCCATTCGTCGCAACTACCTTGAAGACGATGAGACTCGCCAAAAGCGGATGCACTTCACGCACTACATCTACATCCCCGGTTTTGGTTTCTACGGCTTTGGCTTGATTCACCTCGTTGGTGGTTTTGCAAAGAGTGCGACATCTATCCTTCGACAACTTGTTGACGCAGGCACTCTGTCAAATCTACCCGGGGGCTTCAAGTCCAAAGATTTGCGCGTCAAGGGCGACGACACTCCGATTGCTCCGGGCGAATGGCGTGACGTGGATGTCACCGGTATGACGATCAAGGACTCGATTGTCCCGCTGCCGTACAAAGAGCCGAGCGCCACGCTGTACAACCTGCTCAACACCATCGTTGAAGAGGGCCGCAAGTTTGCTTCCGTGGCAGACCTGAAGGTTGGCGATATGTCCAACCAAGCGCCCGTGGGTACAACGCTTGCGATTCTGGAACGCACCCTCAAGGTTATGAGTGCGGTGCAGGCGCGTGTCCACGCCGCAATGAAGCACGAGTTTAAACTCATTGCTGGCATCGTCCGCGACTACACGCCCGACACCTACTCCTACGAAGTAGACGCACCGAAGAAAGCCAAGAAGACCGACTACGACATGGTGGACATCATCCCCGTGTCGGACCCGAACGCTTCGACGATGGCCCAGCGCGTGGTGCAGTACCAAGCCGCACTGCAACTGGCACAAGGCGCTCCCCAGATTTACGACCTGCCGCAACTGCACCGTCAGATGCTGGAAGTCTTGGGGATCAAGAACGTTGCCAAGATCATTCCGATTGAAGATGACCAAAAGCCCATGAACCCGGTCTCGGAAAACATGGCAGTTATTGCTGGCAAGCCGGTCAAAGCATTCCTGTATCAGGATCACGAGGCGCACATCAAGGTTCACATGAACGCGATGAATGACCCGAAGATTCAGCAGATCGTGGGTCAGAACCCTCGCGCCCAGTTCATTCAGGCTGCGATGATGGCGCACATCAACGAACACGTTGGCTTCCAGTATCGCGTCGAGATCGAGAAGATGCTGGGTGTTTCTCTCCCTCCCCCGGACGAACAACTGCCCGAGGACATCGAGGTCGAACTGTCTCGCGCCGTGGCTGCGGCATCCGAAAAACTGCTGGCGAAAGATCAGGCAGAGGCTGCTCAAAAGGCTGCGCAAGAAGCAGCGAAAGACCCGGTGATCCAGAACCAGCAGCGCGAGTTGGAAATCAAAGAAGCAGAACTTCTGCGCAAGAAAGCAAAAGACGAAGCGGACGTGCAACTTCGGGTGGCAGACCTCACCACCAAAGATCAGCGCGAACGCGAGCGCATCGCCTCGATGGAACGCATCGCAGGGGCGCAAATTGGAGCGAAGACGATGGACTTGGACAAGACCATCGATTCGAAGCAGAGCATTGAGGGTCTAAAGATAGGAGCCAACCTTGGCACTAAGGGACTACCTCCTCAGTGAACTCCAGAAAGAACAGGAATCGTTGAAGGAAAGTATCGCCTTCAACCCTGTCGAGGACTACGCCACCTACCGCGAGGTAGTGGGCCAAATCCGCGCTTTTCAACGTCTCATAAGAATAATTGAGGACTTACCTGATGAGTAAACTGGAACTACCGGAGCCGCAGGGCTACCGCATTCTTATTGCGATTCCGAAGAAGGAGGAGACCTTCAAGGATTCGAAAATCGTGATCGCTGAATCTGTCCGTCAGAAGGAAGAGATCGCGTCTATCGTGGGCTTAGTTGTGAAACTGGGTCCGCAAGCCTATCAAGACCCGGACAAGTTCCCGGACGGGCCTTGGTGCAAAGAGGGCGACTACATCATCATGCGGTCGTACTCTGGAACGAGATTCAAGATCACCACCCCCGAGGGTGATCAAGAGTTTCGCCTCATAAACGACGACACCGTTGAGGCTGTCGTTGCCGATCCCCGGGTAGTCACCCGCCTATAAGGAGCATTCATGTCTGAGAACAACAACCCAAATGTCGAGATTGAGATCGAGGGCGATGCCCAGATCGAGATCGTAGACGATACGCCAGCACCGGATAGGGGTAAACCCGAACCGAAGGGCACTATCGAGGTCACCGACGACGAAATCTCGCAGTATTCCGAGAACGTCCAAAAGCGCATTCGCCAACTCCGCGCCGGTTACCACGAGGAGCGCCGCGAGAAAGAGCGTCTTGCCCGCGAGCAGCAGGAAGCCCTGACCTACGCCCAGCGCGTGGCAGAGCAAAACCGGATGCTTCAGGAGCGACTGTCTCAGGGCGAGCGGGTGTTGGTCGAGACCAGCAAAGAAAAGCATGAGGCCATCCTTTCTCAGGCAGAGCGTGAGTACAAGGAGGCTTATGAGGCGGGCGATACCGAGAAGATGATCGCCGCCCAGAAGAAACTCGCGGAGTCGGTTGTTGGCAAAAGGGAAATCGACAATTATCAACATCGATACCAAGCCCCTTTACAACAGCCAGAAATTCCAGTAGAAACTAGACAACAACCTCAAGTTGTTCCTGACGAACGCACCCGTCAGTGGGTAACGGAAAACCGTTGGTTTGACGAAGACCCAGTTATGAGAGGTGCTGCCTTTGGTATCCACGATCAACTCGTCCAGAGTGGATATGTCGCCGGATCGGACGCCTATTTCGAGCAACTCGATGCTCGCATTCGGGATTCATTCCCACAGAAATTCAGGTCTTCAAAACCTGCCGCGAACGTTGTCGCTCCTGCCTCCAGAGGCGCAGCGGGATCAAAGAAGATCACCCTGACCAAAACTCAGGTCGCCATTGCAAAGCGACTTGGAGTGCCCTTGGAAAAATACGCTGAACAAGTCGCAAAGGAGATGACAAATGGCTGATCGCACCCCACGAGATCAAGAGACTCGCGAACAAGGCATTAGGAAAAAGGCTTGGACACCGCCTTCGCTTTTGCCGAACCCGAATAGGGAAGAAGGTTATTCGTACCGCTGGATTCGTAAATCGATTCTGGGGCAAGCGGATGACCGCAACATGATGTCCAAGCAGGATGAGGGATGGGTTCCGGTCAAACGGGAAGATCACTCAGAACTGCAATATCCCGGCAAGACCACTGGCCTTGTCGAGATTGGTGGATTGGTTCTCTGCAAAACGCCGGAGGAATTCGTCGAGCAGCGTACAGAATATGTGCGCAATCAGACAGATGCCCAAACGCGAGCCGTGGATGCCAATCTGATGAAAGAAAACGATCCTCGGATGCCACTGTTCAGCGAGCGTAAATCGACCATGAGCAGAGGTAGACGGGCATAAGGAGTAAGACATGGCTTATCCTGAAGTCTCTGCCCCCTACGGCATGGTTCCTGTGAACCTGCTGGGCGGTCAGGTGTACGCAGGTCAAACCCGTGAACTACCGATTGGTCAAAACGAAACCACCGCCATTTTTTATGGCGATGTGGTTACGTTGAACGCCAGCGGTAACATCACCAAGGTTGAGACCACGGCTACCGCGACCACCATTGGTGTTTTCCTCGGATGCACCTACGTTGACCCCAACACTTCGCAACCGGTGTACAAGCAATACTACCCCGGCGCTGTGAACGTGGCGGGTATTCAGGCTTATGTACAAGATGATCCCGATCAGTTGTACAAAGTCGCTGTGGTTTCCACTGGTACTACCATTGGTTACCTCACTCAGGCTGCTGTTGGCAAAAACGTGTCGCTGGTACAAAACACTGGCAGCACCACCAATGGCAATTCCAAAAACGCAGTCCTGAACACGACCGATACGGAGACCACTCTCCCGATTCGCGTGGTGGACGTTGTCCCCGAGACCGCCATTGCTGGCTATCCGGGTTCTTACACAGAGGTGATTGTCCGATTTAACTTCGGCATCTCCCTGTATGAGAATGCAACTGGAAGGAGTTAATAAATGGCTATCTCCCGCGCACAACTACTTAAGGAACTTCTGCCCGGTCTGAACGCATTGTTCGGTCTGGAGTATGAAACCTACGGTGAACAGCACAAAGAGATTTTCGAAACCGAAACCTCTGAGCGTTCGTTCGAAGAAGAAACCAAACTGTCGGGCTTCTCTGCCGCGCCGGTCAAAAACGAAGGCTCTGCCATCGCTTATGACAACGCGCAGGAAGCATGGACTGCTCGTTACCAGCACGAAACCATTGCTCTTGGTTTCAGCCTGACCGAAGAAGCCATTGAGGACAACCTCTATGACTCTCTCTCGGCTCGCTACACCAAGGCTCTGGCCCGTGCGATGTCGTACACCAAGCAGGTCAAAGCGGCGAACATCCTGAACAACGGCTTCTCGTCTACCTATACCGGTGGCGATGGTGTCGAACTGTTCTCGACTGCTCACCCTCTGGTCTCCGGTGGAACGAACTCCAACGAGCCTGCCACCCCTGCCGATCTGAACGAGACTTCTCTGGAAGCCGCCGTTATCCAGATCGCAGCGTGGACCGACGAACGTGGTTTGCTGATCGCTGCAAAGCCTCGCAAACTGATCGTTCCTCCGAGCCTGATGTTCGTGGCTACCCGCCTGTTGGAAACCGAACTCCGTGTCGCGACCAACAACAACGACATCAACGCAATCAAGAACAATGGGTCGATCCCGGGTGGTTATACCGTCAATAACTTCCTGACCGACAACAACGCATGGTTCTTGTCCACTGATGTGCCTAACGGCCTGAAGCACTTTGTCCGTACCCCGCTCGCCACCTCGATGGACGGCGACTTCGATACCGGCAACGTGCGCTACAAGGCTCGTGAGCGTTACTCGTTCGGCTGGTCTGACCCGCTGGGCGTGTTTGGCTCTCCCGGCGCTTAAAGAAGAGGGGGGGGGTAAAACCCTCCCCTTTTTTGTTTAAACGCAGTATGATGTTCACATCTAGGAATCCGACTCTTATCGACTGACCTAGCAGACTTTGTAGAGACGATAAGAGGATGTGCTACAACACGAAAGGTTGATCATGGCAATTACTACTCTCGACGGCCCGGTTCGCTCGCTGAATGGCTTCTATTCGCAGGGCGCAGGCAATGTGGTCTCTCTGACCTCCAGCACCACCCTGACGGTGGCAGCACACGCTGGCAAGATTCTCAAGGTGGGTGGCACTCTGGCCTCCAACCTGACGATCACTCTCCCGGCAATCAACACCACGGCAAACGCCCCTGCGGCTGGCCCGGGCGCTGATCCCAACACCCAGAACAACCAAAGTGCGACCTTCACCATTTGGGTGGACGCGACGATTGCGACCTCTTCGGTCAAGATCGGCACGAACGGCACTGACAAGTTCATTGGCTCGGTTCTGTCGATTGACTCGGATACGTCTGGCGCGATGGCTGGCTTTATTCCCGCCGCCGCCAACGACTTCATCAATCTGAACGGCTCTGACACTGGCGGTGTGGTCGGCACTTGCATCACCATCACCTCGTTGACCACCAACAAGTACATGGTCAATGGCGTTATCGTCTGCACTGGCTCTCCTGCTACGCCGTTCGCGAACTCGTAATAGGAGGCTGACATGGCTTCCATGCAATATGACGTACTAGCGTCAAAACCGCGAACTACCGATGGGCAGATGAAAGACCAGAACGACAACGACTTGCTTCGTTGTCGGATCAAGGCTGTCTATGGTGTGTCAGGCACGAACGCTGGCTCCGTTGTCTTCAAAGATGGCGGTTCCGGCGGTCCTATCCTGATGACCATGAACTCGCCCGCCGCTGCGGCTTCTGGCACTTTCTGGCTTCCGATGCCGGGTGAAGGCATTCTGGTTGAGACAAACCTTTACGTTGACCTGACGGACGTTGCGTCCATCATGGTGATCTACGGGTGATGTCATGCAATCAGAGGCTTCCTTCAACCTGCATGGCAAGAAACTGTTCATCGGGTTGCCAGCGTATGACTTCAAGGTCTCGGTCAAGTTAGCGATTGCGCTTGCCGAGTTCTGCGTCAAAGCGCAGCAACACGGTATTCAGATTCAGATGTCGAACGTCTCGGGATGCTCTGTAGTGTCCCGGGTGAGGAACATCATTGCCAACGAATTCCTTGAGTCCGATGCCGATCATCTTCTGATGGTTGACTCGGACATGACTTTCCAAGCCGATGACGTGATCCGTCTTCTGGCATGGAGTCAGACCAAGCCAATCGTTGCAGGTGTCGGAGCCGCTCGCAAGAAGGAGAAGGTCTACTTCTCCTCGCTCGATCAAGACGAAAACGGCAACATCTTTATGGACAAGATGGGGCTGGTCAAGGTCAAGCGTGTCGGCACTGGGTTCATCATGATCCAGCGGCAGGTCTTTGAGACCTTGCGAGACGCACACCCCGAGTGGAAGTACATGGACCAGAACACCGGCAAGGTGCTTCAGTCTTTCTTTGACTTCCAGTCAACCCCGGACGGTTACATCGGCGAAGACTACGTCTTCTGTGACCGCGCCCATCAGCATGGATTCACCGCATGGGTAGACCCCACCATCAAACTCGGGCACATGGGTGTCCACGAGTTCGAAGGTGCGTTTGGCGAAGACTTCCTGTACCCGCTCCTCAAACCGATTGAGGAAGAAAGGAAGGTTGCCAATGGTTAAGCCAGTCAAGAAGTCGGCGATGCCTTGCAACTCGCCGCGCTCCACTCCCACCCACCCCAAGAAGTCTCACGTTGTGAAGGCTTGCGAGGGCGGCAAGGAGAAGGTGATCCGCTTCGGTCAGCAAGGAAAAAAGGTAGGCACTGTGTCTGGTACGGCAGGAGCGCCCAAGGCGGGTGAGTCTGATCGCATGAAGGCAAAGCGCAAATCGTTTAAAGCACGTCACGCAAAGAACATTGCCAAGGGCAAGATGAGCGCGGCGTATTGGGCTGATAAGGTGAAATGGTAATGGAGATGATGGTATGGAACGTGATCCTTACAGCAATCGTCGCATTGTTGGGGTTCATTGTGAAAGAAAAATTTGAAGAACTGAACAGGATCAGCATTCTTCTCAACAAAACCAGAGAGGAGGTTGCTCGTGAACACATCACTCGTGCAGAAGTTCACCGCGACATGGAGAAAATCATGGAGCGTTTTGATGCTGGTATTGCTCGGCTGGAGGCAAAGATTGATGACCTTCGTAAAGAGCAAAAAGGATGACCGATGAAAGACAAGGTTCGCACGGTCATGAAAGAGTTCAAATCGGGAGACCTCAAATCGTCTTCCGGCAAGAAGGTCACTAACCCAAAGCAAGCGATTGCGATTGCGTTGAGTGAGGCAGGTAAATCGAAACCCAACCGAAAAGGAGGCGTTATGCCAGTGAAACCAATGGACGAATCGAAGGCCCGCTCTATGGAGTCGGACGAAGCAAAGCGCAAAGCCATCAGCGGCATGAAAAAAGGCGGCATGGCTGAGTCCAAGAAGATGATGAAGAAAGAGGTGAGTTTTATGAAAAAGGCTGGTGCGCCCAAGTCGATGGTCAAGCACGAGATGGCTGAAGCCGGTATGAAGCATGGCGGCAAGGTCAAAAAGATGGCAAGCGGCGGCCTGGCTGCTGGTCACAAGTCCGCTGACGGGATTGCCATGAAGGGTAAGACCAAAGGCAAAGAGATCGTCATGAAGAAGGGCGGCATGACGAAGAT